CGGCCATCGATTTATCTACCAACTCGTCTGATCTCCTAAAATAAACCGCAAACGTCACAAACGTGCCAAATCACTTTCCGGCGAGATCAGGACCTCTGACGTTACAGGAGCGGTTTTCGATCCATCCGAATCTGGTGTTCCTCGATGCCGGCCACGCCGCCTACGAGGTTTACCGCCACTGTGCCGACCACGGCTGGACTGCGCTCATCGGCGACCGCCGCCCGACATTCGTTCACCGGACGCGCGACGGCAAATCCGTCCACCGGTTCTATTCGCCCCGGCGAAAGGTCGTTCTCGCTCACAACAAAAGCTGCTCGGTCTTCTACTGGTCGAACCTCAACTGCAAAGACATCCTCGCCCGGCTCCGCCGCAACCAACGCCCCGAAAAAGGGGCGACATGGGAAGTGCCCGACGACATCGACGACGACTACCTCGCGCAGATGGAAAGCGAACATCGGGTCAAGGACAGTAGTAAATGGATCTGGAAGCAGATCGGAAACCGCCCGAACCATCTCTGGGACTGCGAGGCCATGCAGGTCGTGGCCGTCGTCATGCTCAAGCTCATCGGGAGGGAATTCAGCGCACGCGAAGATGTCGAGGAACCGGAAGGGAGTTAGCCGGAATGACACCCTTTCAGTTGACGCCGCTTCGGGTCCATGGACCCAATCAAACGACTCCTGGAAATCGCCACCCATGAGGTGGGCGTGCATGAAGACGGCGGAAACAACTGCGGCCCCCGCATCAAGGAATATCAATGCGCCACCTGGCTCACCCCCGCCCCTTGGCCGTGGTGCGCGGCTTTCATCTGCTGGATTCTCCGCGAATGGCTCCAGTCGCCAGAAGTTCGGGAGAAATTGTTGTTACGTAACAACCTTTCTGTCGAAAACTGGCGGCCGCAAACAGCCGGGGCCTTCGATTTTGAGCGATGGGCGAAGGAAAAGGGCCTGGCAGTCCTGAAGAAGGGATCGCTCGCAAAGGCTGGTGACCTTGTGATTTTCGATTTCTCTCACATCGGACTCGTCGTGAAGGATCAGATCGCGGCCGACTCGATTGAAACGATTGAGGGGAACACGAACGGCGGTGGCCAGCGCGACAGCAACACAGGCGACGGAGTATGGCGTAAGCGTCGGGCCGCCAGTCTGGTGCGGTCGTTCATTCGGATCATCCGTTGACACCCGACGTGCGGCATGGCTGCCATCGACTATTCCATCGGCTTCACCCGCACCGAGGTGGAGGACATCCTCACCATTCACAAGGCCGAGCTCAAAAAGACTCTCGCTTCGTGGACGGATTCCGGGTCGGCGGTGACCAAGCGGCAACTCGCCGACATCCATACTGTGATCGCCGCGTGTCAGGACGCGCTGCGCAAACTTGCCCCCGACGAATATGGGCGAGGCAGGCGGGTCGCTCAATCCACTGTTGATTTTCTCCCACGATGAATCTGATCCCCAAACTCGCCCGGTTCGTGCTCCCTGCTGCCTTCCTGCCAAAAGCCTGGTCGTCGGCTTATGACGCAGCGAACTGGTCGCCCTCGCGTGGGCGTGTGCCCGGCTCCGCGCCCCGCGATGCCAAGCTCGATTTATCGCCAGGAGTCAGGACAGAACTCGTCCGCCGCTCCCGTTACCTCCACCGAAATTCCGGATTCGTTCGCGAAATGGTCTCCAACATGGCGATATATTCCACGGGCGATGGGATCCGGCCGCAGGCACAATCTCCCGATCCCGATTGGAATCGCCGCGCCGAGGAAGTTTTCCGTCGGTGGTCGGCGCAGTGTGAGGTGACAGGACGATTTTCGTTCGAGGAATGCCAGTCGCTTGTCTGCCGGGGGATGGATGTGGACGGCGAGTTCTTCGTTTTGAAGACACGCGACCGCAGCGGGTTTGCGAAAATCCAGCTCATCGAAACCCATCGAATCGGTGACGATTCAACGGAAACATGCGACGGAATCGGGCTCGCCTCGGATGGATCGCCGATCTTCTACCGCCTGATCGAAGATTCCGGTTTGCGCGACATCCCGGCGGCTTCGATGCTCCACGTTTTTGAACCCGAGTCGGTGAGCGCCGTGCGCAACGCGCCCACGATCCAGCATTCGATCAATCACATGCTCGACGAGATGGAGCTTCTTGCGCTCGAAAAACATGCGGTGAAGGACAATGCGGACGTGTCTCGGATCCTCAAAACTGCCCGAGGCGAGATCGACGACACTGGGGACTTTTCTATTGGAGCGCAGTCCAATCAACCGCAGGCAAGTGATGCCGCCCAGCTCCAGAAAATCATCGGCGGCAAGCTCATCGCTCTCAAGCCCGACGAATCTCTGGACAGCTTTCAGTCGAACCGCCCATCACCCACGTTTACTGGCTTTTTAAATCATTTAAGACGTGATTCCGCGCTCGGCGTGCTGCCCTACGAATTCGCTGCCGACTCAAGTAGCATCGGCGGCGCTGGCGTGCGGTTGATCGTGGCCAAGGCATCAAGGCGATTCACATTTCGGCAACTGATTCTGATCCAGCGGTTCATCCGGCCCGTCTGGGCATATGTGATTGGCGACGCCATCGCCCGTGGCGATTTGGATTCAGTTCCCGGTTGGTGGAAAATCACATGCACCCGACCAAAGAGTGTTTGTGTCGATGCTGGACGTGAGGCACAGCAGAACCGGGCCGATGTGGAGCTTGGGATTCGCACCGTCCAGGATCACTACGCTGAACTCGGGCTGGACTGGGAGGAGCAGCTTCAAAACCGGGCATTGAACGCCCGGCGCATTCTTGATCTGGCCACGCAATACGACTTGCCGGTTTCCATGTTGTGGCATCCAGGAGGCGGGATTGATGCCACCCCGGCGGTTGGAGAGGTGGAAGCCTCACCGCAAATCTCAGGCGTTCGGCAGCCCGGCTAAGGCGCAGCATCAATGGAGGCCACTTCGCCAGAGTCGCAGACGACCAGCAGATTCATCGGACGGCAGCACACGCTGCAATCTTCCACCGTTTCGTAGCTTCCCTGCGTGGTGTCGATCTCGATCGTGAACGCCTCCCAGCAATGCGGGCACTGAACTTCGGATGGAACAAGACAGTCCATGGTGGGAACGTAGCACCGCGTTGACATCCCGCAACAAAGCGTGAACCTCACCCTTCTCCAAAAACAGCCTTGGTTGATCGCTCCCGAAGCCCTCGGGGCGATGGTCGCCGCCACGAAATCGTTCTTCGACAATACGCCGGATCTTCCCGACCGACCGGTGTCGCCATCCCTTTCGGTGGAAGATGGGGTGGGCGTCGTTTCCATCTGCGGCCCGATGCTCCGCAATCCGGACATCTTCGACCGAATCATCCTCGGAGCCTGCAATACCGGTGAACTCATCAATGCTGTGGAAGAGGCGGCATCCCGTTCAGACATTGAGGCGATCTTCCTGGATATCGACAGCCCCGGTGGATCGGTCAATGGCACACCCGAACTTGCCCAAGCTGTCGCCGAGGCCTCCAAGGCGAAATACGTCTATGCGTTCAGCGCGGGCCAGATGTGTTCGGCGGCCTACTGGGTCGCGAGCCAGGCGGACGCGATTTACGCCACCCCAAGCGCACGGATCGGCTCCATCGGGGTCATTCTCCCAGTCGTCGATTCCTCGGCTGCCTTCGAGCAAGCTGGGCTGAAAGTCGAGGTGTTCGCGGCGGGCAAATTCAAAAGCGCGGGCACTCCCGGCACGAGTCTCACCGACGACCAACGCGAATGGCTTCAGTCGGAAGTCGAGGAAACCGCCGCTGATTTTCATGCGGCTGTGCTCGCCCGTGGTCGCAAGATCCCCGACGAAGCGATGGAAGGGCAGACGTTTTCTGCACGGAAGGCGATGCGCTTCAACCTCGCGGGAACAGTCGCAAGCCGTGCGGACGCGCTCTCCAGGTTGCGGAAGTTGCACGTTCGTTCGGTTGACACCAATTCCCGAGCAATGACAGCTCCATCCATCGAAAACGAACTCGCCCAGGCCCGTGAGCAGATCACCCGTCTGGAAGCCGACGCCTCCGCTCGGGACACTCTCCTGACCGAAGCCAATGCCCACATCACTGAGGCCACTGCAAACGTAAACGGCCTGCAAGCCCGTCTGGAAGCCATCGAAGGCGAACGCCGAATCGAAGCGGAGTCGCACGTCCAGTCTCGCGCCGATCTCGACGCTGCCAGGCACTCGCTCGCCTCGATCACGAACACCAACTCGGCACTCGACGTCAGCCTGAAGGAAGTTCAGGCGCGCAATACCGCCCTCGACGCTCATCTCAAGGAAATCCAATCGCGCAATGCCGCTCTGGAATCCGCCGAACAGGATCTCGAAAAGCGGGCGTCCTTCCGTGCCGCCCAGATCGTTGCCGAAACCGGAACTCACGCTCCGGCCAACGTCACCCCGAAAGGTGATCCTCAGTCGAGCAACCTCATGGAGCGCTTCCGCTCGATCACCAATCCCGCCGAGCAGACCGCTTTCTGGCAGAAACTCAACGCCGACCAGAAAAATCAAATCCTGTCCGCAACCAAGTAACATCCCATGTCCAACATCCTCACCAACGTAAAAGACGTCAAAGTCGCGCAGTCGGCTCTCAAGCCCTTCATGGCGACCCTCCTGCCCATGCGGGCATTCTCCAGCAACTTTTCGCCCGAGCCTGCTGACAAGCTCGACACGATCCGGGTCCCGATCGTCGGCGCTCCCAGTCCGGCCAGCGACTTCGGAGGAAGTTACACGACCAACGTGGATTCCTCGATTGACGTGGCCCCCGTGCAACTGAACCGGCACAAATACAAGACTGTCCACGTCACAGCCCGCGAGGCGTCAGAGACGGCCCTCAATGTGCTCGAAACCCTCGTCGGCAGCGCGGTCAAGCAGCTTGCGCAGGATGTGCTCCAGGACATCTTCACGGAAATCACCGCTGCCAATTACGGGGCACCCGCGATCGCGGCCCTGGCCTCGACCGAGTTCACCTACAAGAAGGTGCTTGGTGTGCGGGAAACCTGCGGGGGCGCGAGAATGCCGAGCACCGACCGTGCGCTCGTGCTCGATGCCGCCTACTTCAGCAACCTCCTGGGTGACGACATCGTCGCCAAGAGCTTCATGACGCCGGTTGCGCTTCCGGGCGTGGTCGATGGAGTCATCCGCCGCCTGGCCGGGTTCGACGTTTATGAGACGACGATCCTGTCCAACAGCGACGAGAAGTTGGTCGGATTCGCCGGGCACCCGAGCTGCCTTGCGGTGGCTATGCGTTACCTCCAGCCGGTCGCTCAATACGACGAGGCGGGAGCGGTCACAGACCCCGAAACCGGGCTCACCTTCGGCTACCTGCGCTATACGGAGACGAGCTCGAACCGGATCTTCGTCACTGTCGAGTGCCTCTATGGCTTCAAGGTGGCTATCCCCAGCGGCCTCAAGCGCATCGTCAAACCCTGACCTTCAGTCGTGCAGTTCGGTTGGAATCCCCCGCATCAGTAATGGTGCGGGGGTTTTGCGTTGAATGCTTTAGAGCCAGCACATCCAGATCATAACATTTCAATTTGCAGAGGCTGTTTCCATATTCATCCCAATCTTTTTGCTTTGCTGATAAAAAAAGATAAAAGTGCGCTCCGCGCGGTCTTTTGCCAAGACCGAGACCATTCGGCGCTTGTAGAGTTCAAGCAGCATTTCACGATGCTTCGCTTCAAAACCAAAGAAACACCCGCTACTCATTTGGAGCTGGCCACATTTAAGAACGCGAAAGAACAAAAGTATTTCGCCCATTGCCGCTACACTCTTCGTCATGGAGATGTCTGTCAGAATAACGTCAGGGAGATCCGGTTGAAGGATATCCTTTAAAGTAACGGTCTTTTCTCCGTCATCGTATGCGGATGGCGCAAAAAGGGAGCTTCGATTGCCCCGCATTGCGATTAGAAGCTCGTTTTCATTTTGATCCAAACCAAGCTGAAGTGGGTCACAAAAATCTACGTATCGCCGCCCA